ACATGTATGGTGGTAAAGTTACCGGGAACATGTATTCCCCCGGTAATAAACAAAAATCTATAATGCAAAGCTAAGTAGATGGACCGTAATTATTCCCCCGGTAATAAACAAAAGAAGACATCCGTTGGCACACAGTTTAAAAATTTAGGTGATGCAATAACTACTACAGTTTTAGGTAGTCTAAAGGTTTATCCAGATACTTATAAGCAAGGCCCGAGAAAAGCTCTTAAAAATCTTGATAACAAGTTTAAAAACTTAAGAAAACGTATGGATAAACGGGATTCAGAGTAGGATTATATGAGAGGTTAATCATGGCAGGCCGTGAAGATAGATATTCAAACGCTTATAAGAAAGAGAAGAAGAATATGGACCGCCTTCTTTCTAAGCGTAAATGGTTTGGTGGCGGTAAAGGTAAGTACGGCTTTGGAAACATGGGTGTTACAGACCAGCAGCTAAAGGACCAAGGGGGCAGGGTTCGGGACGCCTCTCGTAATATAAAAACCGATGGGGGCCGCACCCACCCCATGTTTAAAAAAACTCAAAAGAAGAAAGATTAAATGGCAGGTTTAAATTTTTTACGGGTTGTTGACAACGCTACGCTTGTTAGCGAGGAACAAAATGCGCGTAAAGAGATGGAGGATCGTCAGGCCGAACCTTTAATGATCGGCTTGTCGGGGTATCTTCGATCTGCTTTTGATGCGGCTAAGAGATCAAAAGACCCTATTGAGCGGTCTATGCTTAAAGCTTTACGCCAACGTAATGGTGAGTACGAGCCAACTAAACTTGCTAGTATACAACAGCAGGGTGGTTCAGAAATCTATATGATGATAACCGAGGTTAAGTGTCGTGCAGCCGAAAGCTGGTTGCGAGATATCCTTATGGATACCGGAACACCACCTTGGGATATAAAGCCAACTCCAATACCTGACCTACCAAATGCTCGTGATGAGATTGTAAACCAGCTCCTCGGGGAAAAAGTTACTAAATTAATTGAACAGCTTGGGCAAGCTCCTTCTCCTGCTGAGGTTGCGCAACTAAAAGAAGTTGTTGCACAAGAGCTACGGTTCTCTGTATTGCAAGATGCCCAGAACCGCACAGATGGTATGAAGCGTAAGATTTCTGACCAGTTTGCTGAAGGTGGATTTTCTGAAGGATTCAATGAGTTTCTAACTGATCTCGTTACATTTCCAGCCGCTGTTCTTAAAGGCCCATGTGTGCGCAGGCAGCGTAAATTATCGTGGGATGTAGATGAAGAAGGCAGGACTATTGCCGTAGCAGACGAACAGCTTGCTCCTGAGTTTGAGCGGGTTGACCCATTCCGGTTCTATCCGGAGCCGGGCATATCCAAGGTTAACGACGGGTATATATTCGAGCACCACCCCCTTACTCGAATGGCATTGTCGGAACTTATTGGGGTGCCCGGTTATGATGACGACGCTATCCGTGAGCTATTAAAAGTTGGTAACGGGCAGAGTTGGATTAACAGTGATGTTAATCAAGAGAAAGATGAGCTTGAGCGTAAGCACAGCACTGAGCAACGACCTACAGAAATTTACGATGCCCTTGAGTTTTGGGGTAAAGTTAGTGGTAAGATGCTGCTTGAGTGGGGGCTAACTGAGGAAGAAGTTGAAGACCCTGCAAAAGAATACGATGCAAACGTATGGCTAGTAGGCGATTACGTTATAAAAGCTATTCTTAACTATGATCCTCTAGGGGAAAAACCCTACTCTGTTACGTCGTTTATAAAAAGCCCCGGTGCTTTCTGGGGTAAAGGTATCCCAGAAATTATTGAAGATGTGCAGAACGTATGTAATGCCTCTGCACGTTCCCTTGTTAACAACATGGGTATCGCTTCCGGACCTCAAGTTGAAGTAAACTTAGAACGTATTCCTACGAATGAAGATATTACGCAGATGCACCCTTGGCGGATATGGCAGGTGCTTAACGATCCCCTTGGTGGGGCTTCTCCTGCTGTTCGATTTAACCAGCCCAACGACAACTCTGGTGCTTTGATGTCAGTATACCAGCAGTTTAGTAAGCTGGCTGACGACCATAGCGGCATACCATCATACTTATCAGGTGACCTTAACGTAAAAGGCGCAGGCCGCACAGCCTCTGGCCTTTCAATGCTTATGGGTTCGGCTGGTAAAAGTATCCGGCAAGTAGTGATGCACATAGATGCAGACATTACAAAACTTATTGTGCATCGTATGTATGTGTACAACATGCGCTATGATGAAGATGAAAGTATAAAAGGCGACGCTCAGATTATACCTCGTGGAGCTATTAATTTAGCTGTCAAAGATACTGTAAACTCTCGGCGCGTTGAGTTTCTACAGGCTACAGCTAATGAGTTTGATATGCAGATCATGGGAGAAGATGGCCGGGCTGCTATTCTCCGAGAGGTCGCTAAAGGTTTACAAATGCCTGAAGATGAGGTTATACCTACTCGTGAGAAAGCTGCGTTTAATAAACGAGCTGCTCAACGTGAGTCTCAGGCTGCAATTACTCCCCCGAATGGTGGGCGTACAGGTCCGCAGCCGCAGGTGTTAGATCAAGCTGGTAATCCAGCCGGTGGTCAGGAAGCAAAATTAGTATGATAAAGCCTGATCCCGATACAATTAAAGCATTTGCGCATATTGCGCATAATGTACCCCGTGTGGCAAAGTTCCTCAGCGAGCAGTATCAAGCTGAGCTTGAACGTTTGCCAGTAACGGCAATAGATAAGCAGGGTATCGCTTCCGGGCGATGTCAAGTTTTAGGCGAGTTATGTAAAATACTCGTTGAATCCCCCAAAGTGGCACAGTCCAATGGATAGCTACTTTATTAACCAACGCATACCGATAGGAGCGTAAGATGGCAGTGCCAGAGCAAGTTCGTAAGCAGACTGAGGCAGTTCAAGCCTTGTATGATGATGTCAACCCTACTGAGTCGCCTGAAAATGGTGAAGCACCGGTTGCTGAATCTATTGTACAAGTAGTTCCACCAGCCGACAGTGTTAAAGAACCTGCACCAAAGTTAGCGTCAAACGAGCAAGTCGCTAACGACCAAGACGAAACTTTCGAGCAGAAGTATAAAACTCTTCAGGGTATGTACAACGCTGAAATTCCTCGCTTAAACTCTCAAGTGCAGGAGATGACGCAACGCGGTCAGCAAATGGAGCAGCTTATTGCAACTATGCAGGCAGCACCCGCACCTACCTCTGAGCCTACACCTCCTCCAGCTAGTTTACTTACTGAGGATGAAGTAGAGGAATATGGAGAGTCTATTGACATTATGCGTAAGGTTAGTCAGGAAATTGCTGGTAAGTACGAGCAACAACTGGCTGACATGCAGGCTAAAGTTGACCAGTTGCAAGGCACAGTTATGCCTCGCGTTGAGCAACTTGCTAGTCAACAGGCGCATAGTGCTGAGCAAAACTTCTGGTCTGACTTGGTAAATATTGCTCCAGATTGGCAATCAATTAATGAATCCGAGGACTTTAAAACTTGGTTATTAGAAGTTGATCCTTTATCTGGGCTAACACGCCAGACATATCTTGATGACGCCCAACGAAACTTGGATGTTAAACGGGTAGCTAGTTTTTTTAATTCTTGGCAGTCGGCAACTGGTGCCGTAGCAGCTCAACCTAATCGGACCGCTTCCGAGCTTGAGAAACAGGTTTCACCGGGTAAAGGTCGCAGCGGTGCTGCTTCTACGTCTAGTGAAACTAGAACCTATACGTTGCAGGACATCACGGACTTTTTTGAGAAAGGTCGGACGGGTGGGTTCGAAGGTAACGAAAAGGAGCGGGACGCTATTGAACGCGACATTTTCGCAGCGCAAAGCGAAGGTCGTATAACTTACGCGTAGTTAATAAAGGAGCCAATCATGGCATACGCAACATCACCGGGTCATCCGGCTTACACCGGGAATTTCATTCCAGAAATCTGGAGCGGAAAACTCATTGAGAACTTTTACGACGCCACTGTGTTGTCGGCTATCGCCAACACTGACTACGAAGGTGATATTAAAGCCCACGGTGATACGGTTAATATCCGTACGACCCCTGAGCTGACGATCCGTGACTATGTTAAGGGTCAGACCCTCGCGGTTGAAAACCCTGATAAGCCTAAGCTACAGCTTCTTATCGACAAAGGTAAGTACTTCGCCTGTGTTGAAGATGATGTGGATCAGGTTCAGTCCGACATCGCTATGATGGACACTTGGTCTAAAGACGCTTCTGAGCGTATGAAGATCACCATTGATACTGATGTTCTTGGCAACATTGCTACTGATGTCCCTGCCGCTAACAAG